TCAATGCCCCGTATATACCTAGCCCTGTCAGGCCTGCGCCCATCCAACCAGAAAGCGGACTTGGCTGAGGTGATGTTGCTGTTTGCATTGTAGTTTGTGCAGAAGGTAGTCCACGGAGTATATCCGACGTATAACCTAATCTCTGATAAGGCTCGTACGCTCTTTGCATCTCTGTTTGACGAGCTGCATCGAGTTCCATCTGTTTTTGTTTCTGCTGCTGTTGTCCGATTTGAGACAGAGTACCTACATCACGTAGCCCATACTCTGTAGCTGTGCCGCCGAGTTGAGCCTGTTGTCCGGCAAGTGATCCGTACAATGAACCGATGCCAGCCTGTTGTGAACCAAGGTTCTGCAGAGTTGTGGCGATACTTAGGTCTCTACTCTTGCCTTTTTCGTATGCCTCTTGCGCCATGGTGAGCGCCTGAAGATAGTTCTTCTGCTTGTCTTCCGCAACACGCTTGGCTTTAATGTCCAGAATGTTCTTTTCTAGTTCTGCTTTCTCGACACCTTCTCTACCTCCACCGAATGCTCCCGCTTTAACAGCTCTCGCTGCCTGTGCAGTTCGCGCTTGTGCGGCCTGCGCATCAATTTCCTTCATCGCCTCGGCAGTTACGAGGTCTTGATATGGGTCCAAGAATGTCTTCAGCCCAGCGGTGGTGGGAGCGAACTCTCCGTACGCTGCGGTAGCGTAAGGGATACCCGCGCCTACAGTAGATACGCCTTTCGCGTACTCCGGAGAAACCTTCGCCATCTCAGCTTCGGCTTTGGTTAGGTAAGGCTTATATCCGCCGATACCCGCCTTTGCCAGTTTTTGAGCCTCAAGAGTCTCAGTAGGTAACGCCGCTGCCTTGATCTCTGGGATCTCTACACCAACACCGCCGAGGCCCACTTGGAAGCGAGCAAGGTATTTATCTTGATCGGCAGTAGATGCGCTCGAAAGACCCGCGTTTGTCAGGAGTTGGTTTTTCTGAGCATCGACTCTGGTCTTAAAAGCTGAATCAGATTCACCTTCACGCTTGATCAGTCCGAAGTCCGGAGTCCCGAACAAGGCTCCGAGCATCCCCTTTTCATATTGTTCTCTATAAGGGGCTAGTCTGCTAACCGTAGTTGCTTGAGTATCGTATTGTGATGCCATATTAAATCTCCGCTATGCCGCTGCGCATGAAGGACAACTGTTGCTCTCTAACGCTCGCATCATCTTGTACATGTTCTTCACGCCTTTCTTTCTGTTGCCTCCACCAGCGTTTCGTACAGCCTCGGCTGTCATTACGAATTCTCCGTCGGAGAGATACGCTGGAATGTCGTCTGAAGTACCTGTGCCGGGGCCATTGATCGCTCCACCTCGAGCTTGCTGCACCGGAACTTGTTGCACTGGAGCGGTGTAGTAATCACCCAACGAGGACATAAAGTTTACACCCCAACTGCCGGAGTGAAGGTCTGTTGCTTGCGCGAATTCGTCTGCGCAATTTGGCGTCAAGTTGCCATCGCCAGAACCAAGGCAGGCATTGTACGCTAGGATATCGTCTCTTTGCTGCTGATCGATCTCACCTATCTTATCAACGGGAATCGGTTGTTCTTCAGCCAACGCTGTGCCAACCAGTGGAGCTAATGAAGCCCCGGCTGTTAATGCCTGCCCCCAAGTCACCCCTGTGCCGAGGATACCTTCAGCAGGTGCAGCAGGTGCAGCAGGTGCGGCAGATCCTCCAGCTCCTCCACCTGTTCCTCCTCCTCCTACAGTTCCTCCGGGAGGGGTTACGCTACCTCCTGCACGAGCCCATTCAGGAGTTCCCGGAGTGCCCCGTGCATCTGCGGCGGCTTGCATGTCCTTTGCCCACTGCGCACTACCTTTCGGAGCAGTGGAAACAGACCCTGAAGTAGTATCTTTGATTTTCTGCATGTCTTTCGCCCACTGGGCGCTTCCGACAGGCGAGGTAGAGGTAGGCGCCGGGCTCCAAATGCCCTGCCCCTGTGCCTGTCCGATTCCTGTAGACTGTGCGAATTGACTACCTGCACGAGTGAATATATCGCTAGTACCGTACTGCCCGGGAGCAGCTCCTGCCTTAAAGTAAGTAGGCATCTTGAGAGAACTGGTGGCCGAATCCCAAGGATTAAGGTACGCAATTCCTTTAGAGAATTGAGCTGCAGGGTTAGCCACGAAGTCACTAAACGACCCGGCCTGAGGAGCATACCCTGCCCCTTGAGCAACTCTTCCGCCCACGTAACTGAACGCAGCAGATTTAAGAGCATCCCCCCACGATCCACCTTGCGCTTTTGTTATCGCTCCAGAGGCAGCTGCCGCACAAGCCGGTCCGCAGACTGCACCTGCAACAATCGGTAGAACAATAGGTGCTACTTTCTTGACTACCTTCTTGACAGCTTTCCAAATCTTCGAGAAGAAACCGAACTCAGGGAGCCCGGTCTGGGGATTCATGTTGGAAAGGTCACCGCTGGACATCGTGAAATCAGAGGGGTTGAGCCCCATCTCTGTGATTTCACTGTGGATCTTGTTTTTGATGTAGGGGTTCTGATCGAGGAATTCTACTGGGAGAACCATCTCCCCTTCGCCTACGTGGGTGACGAACTTATCACCGAAACGACCTTGTCGGGCAAGGTCGTCATATGTAATGTTTGCTAGTCCCCCTCCGGCGACATCCATTGGTCCTGTCAGAGGTTGCCTTGGGGCCATTTGGCCCAATCCGCCTTGAAGTGCTGTCTGTCCGTTCATGCCTTTTATCCCATGTATTCCTAGATTATATACTATTTTTACAATCCTGTTCCTCTGCCGAGTTTCATTACAGTAACTGTGACATGTGCTCTATTAGCAGCACTTGCTTGCACCTTAATCGTGTCACTTTCATGTAATACGACAGGTCCCATGTTTGCCCCCAAAATGTCGTATGATGTCTCGGCAGACATTGCCTTGTTCTTTTGAATCCAATACGCCGTGTCGCTATTGGAGTTATCTGTCCACTGTGCGCTGACATTAACAGCGTTGGACGCATCGTAATTTGATACGATAATACTCTTGACCAAGTAAATCTCTTCACTGCCCACGGTGACTGCTGTAGTTAGATTAGTGGTACTGAGATCAACCCCAGTGCTTGAGAATGATTGTGCGTTAAACGTGGTCGTGATTGCCATTCTATAGTCCCATCCAGCTTGCCGCTTTTTGCGCAATATGACTTGATTCAGGTGTGTAGTCTACTTTACGAAAAATAAGGTTTAATACACGCGTCAATGTGTTCTGATGTTTTCGGTCATATTGTGCCGGAGGCAGAGGTATCTGCTCCATTGTTAGTCTAGCCATCAGAGCACCTCACCGCCAGTGAGACTACCAATACCAGAGAACAAAGGGGAAACATTGTGCGGTTGCATAACAGACATAGGAGCCCCGTAAAGGTTATTCAGTGCTTGTGCGTCATACCCGTATGGTGTTCCTGAACCCGTACCTGCCGGGTTCTGTGCCATAGGAGAGCTCTGCAGATACTGAAGCAGACTTTCAAGTCCTGACATGCGCTGCTGCATAGCACCTAACTGCGCCATCGGATTTTGTGTTCCGACCATAGCGCCTGATTGCTCTGGAGAATACACCCCTGTGAATGGTCTTTGCGGCATTATTTGCTGCATTATTTTCTCCCGTCCGCGATGATGTCTACACGAGGTGATCCATAGCGCCAATTGTCGCCAAGGTCATCACTTGATAGTTGTAATGATGCCTGTCGTCCGCGCATACGTATATTTACTTTTTCTGTGGAGGAAGAAACACTGACTGTACCTCCGTCAACTTGACTACTGTTAGGGTACTTTCTAATCAGGAAGGACATATCCACTGTGCCTGAATCGATTGTGAAATCTGGGATAAGCTTTTTGGCGAAGGTCATCTTGTCCCCCTCACCAATATCGAAGTCAGATGACTCAAGCACAGATACCATAGGACTCACGTCAGAATCTGTACCTTTCTCATGGTTGAAGATGTACCCATTACTATCTGTGCCTGTAGGATATTTCAACACACCTCTATCTGTCCAAGCTGTGCGTTCTAAACGACCTACGTACCATACATTTTCGAGGAAATTATACGTTACATAATTGCTGTTTTCTGCGTTAGTAGTTGTTGATGGGTGTACGGACACAGTGTCTCCGTCAGAGTGAGCGGCGGCAGATGTTCCGGACTGTCCGCGTGAACATCCAGTGAATGTAGCGTCAGTCTTTCCGGTGTATGTGATGACCTCTGTTCCGATCATAACGCTTCCTGTTTTCTGGTATCCCGCAGTTGTAGCCACGGTTATGGTGGTAGCTGAATCAGTTATTGCTCCATTGAGGGTAGTGTTTTCAATCGTGCTAACGGGGTAGTACCAAGTGACTTCATGGAACTCTTTGTTTAACCCAGCGAAAATAACTTCGAAAGAGCTAGGGTTAATGCTGTCGAACACATGCCGAAGCACTGTACAGTCGAGGATACGAATCGCACCGTCATATACATACAGATTGTGACAACTCATCCAGAAGGTCATACCGTTATAAGAGACAAACGCCTCGGGTCCGATGATGCCACAGTTGGTTCCGACCTGTTGGAAACCAAAAGTATATGGAGGTCCTATAAACTGCATGGAATGAATATCTACATCAGTCCATACAAGAAGTTGCCCTTCAATTCTCGCTACGGATTGGATCTTTGTACCGCCTGTCAGAAGCTGATTACCCGCAGTGTTCTCTGCTGTAGGGGTCCAATCATCCTTGTCCTCTTGTGCGCACCACCTGACCATCAAGGCGTCCTGAGAACCTGTGCCCCCCGGTTGATCACAACCGAAAGCAACCAGATGTCGATCCTGTGTAACTGCAATACGGTTAACCTCACGCGGTGCGTTTGAAATCAAAGTAGCCCTTGTGCCGAGGGAGGCAGAGATGTCTATGTGGTATATCTCTTTACCTTTGGGGTTCGCGATAAGATCCTCGCCCCAGAGGTCAAGAGACCATGTTCTGGGATAAAGAATAACTGAAGACGAAGCGGCTGCAGAGCCCCAATGTCGGGCAGTAGGGGTTCCACCCCATGTGCTCGCACCCCAGCCAAGGCCGTACGTTCCTGTCGCCGCCCCGATGTTGATCTCATAGTCCCCGGTAACAGAAGCCCCGCCACCTGACGTAGCGGAAGACGCTGCAGTAGTAACAGAGATCGTAAAGCTGTTAGAATTTACATATGTGATTTGATGGTTGGCGTTAAGTTCACTCGCTGGAACCCCTCCGGTGGCAGTCGCGCTAGAAAAGGTAACATAGTCTCCATCCTCAGCCCCATGGGAGGCATGAGTTACGGTGACTGTAGTAGACCCGTTGGTTGTTGCAAAAGGATCGTTTCCTAATGCGGCATCATCTACTCGAAGAGGAGTCACGTCATATAATAACCCGCCGACTTCTATATAAAGCTTGGAATGAGTACCTATCGCCAGTATTACGTTTCCAGAGTTGTCTCTCCAAGCTTTAATCGCACGAGGGACACCTGTGACTGCATTAGCTATGTACTTGTCCCAACCGCCCATTTTTTCAGGACGACCGCCTCTAAATCGAACCTTATCCGATTCGTACCATCCGCCCTCACCAGCGTAAGAAGTAATCTCCTTATTGATGCCGGGCTTAAAATCAAGTCTGGTGAAAGGCATTTGTATTTACGTTTTATCCTTCTCTAGCCCTTTTATGGCTTTTCAGGATAGACAGGATTATTAACATCAACTGTCTCTGGCAGGTCTCGTAAAGCCTGACGATAGGTTTTCATCTCGTCTGTTAGCGTGGAATCAACAAGAGCCGTCCAATCTGTGTCTGCCAGTAGTTGATTGCGTTTAGCCCTAATCTCAGCCATCAGGGTTTCTGCGGTCTTTTCTTTAACAGTAAAACGCACCCACTCACCATCAACCACCGAGCCATCGTGCCATTCCAGATATTGCCGATCATTGATTGTTGGCGTATCTTTTACAGGGATGATCCCCAAGGCATCCAGCTCTGATGAATCATATTTATGCAGCTCTCTGGTTACATATTGAATCTCATCAATCACTACCGTTGGGGTGTTAATAACCGCATTTTGATAAGCGTACTCAGCCATCTTTGTTCTCCAAATATAGATATTCGTCTTTGATTAACTCTTTAATCCCAATCCGGTCTAGCACCTGCTTGTGTGCATCGTGGAACAACTCAACCATGTGATCCAAGAATCCATAGAGGCGATTGACAGTTGGGAAGTTACCCTCTGCTATCATCTTCTCCTCTTCGGCAATGTAGTCCCCAATAACACGCTGGGCGGTCTGGATATGGATACCGTACTGCTCAAGGTACTCCATGTTGCCTAGACCTATGCGACCACCGTTGACCATATCCCTGTGTGCCTGACGGAAAGCCTGTTTGATATGGTGTTCAATCTCAGCCTCCTCAGCATCACGCTCATCCCAATCCTCTGGAATGTCATGTGCCAGCCTGATCTCTTCGTATGCCTCTTGGAATACAGCGATCTCTTTGAATGCGGCATCAATGTAATCCTTTGATCTCAGCATGGAGTTCTCCTTCTCCTCTGCCTTAATCATGGAGAGTTCATCGCCCTTCTCCTTGTACTTCTTGACAAGATATTGATCCTTCTTCATCTTATAAAAAGACTCATCCAGTGCTGAACGCTTCTTCTCAATCTGAGATAGACACTGGCGTAATCTCCTGTACGGAGAGTCAGTCATCATCGTCAGGGTCATTAGCTGATTGGTGGTCTGAGTCTGTGACCTACCAGCCGTATGATTAGCACGATCAACCTCAACCATCCGCTTGCTGATCTTGGATAACTGCTTCTCACCAATTGTTGCCAAGCCACCAGTGGATTTCTGGAGTGCCTTGTATGATTCTAGTTTTGCTAATTCACCCATTGTTAGTCTCCTGATGTCCCTTCTGTCTCAGTGCGTTTCGAGGTCAAATCTCCGAAATCAGAGGCATTGCCCGTTGTGTCAATAGTTATATAATCAATCCTAATCGCATAATCAGGTGAACCATAATCATACCCCCCACCAGCTAATGCTCTTGTGCCATTACTTGCCCCAGTTGTGCTAGCCAAACCAGCCAGCATGTCACCGAAATCCGTAG